CTTCTTTCTTGACAAATTCTTTAATATCGGCATATATCTTTGACGATATAGACTGGAGTCATTATCAATATAAAGTTTTAACTCTCTCATTTCTTCTGAAAGTCTTTCAAGTAATAAATCTTTAAGTTTAATCACTAACTTTTCCTCATCATTATTTCATGCCTCAAATCTTCGAGTTTCTTAATCCACTCGGTTAATTTATTAATCATATAATTCTTACTAACGTCTTTGCGGTGTATTTCTGTATGCCATCTTTTTAATAATGTCGAAATACTATACAAAGAGTCCATATAGGACTTTCTGTTTTCTTCGAAAGGCATGACTCAGTGTAGTTGACCAACCTTATTAGCTAATTTAACTAACCTCTCGCTTATTTTACTTAAAGCCTTATGGGTGTTCTTCCAATAATCTCTGGAGTCCACCTTCAACTCGTTCTTTAATTTAACATTATATCTAACAACTCGTTCTAACTCTTTAAGATTATCACGAGTCTCTCTCATAGCCATTCCAATTTTTTGCTTAGGACTTAAACTCTCATCGTTTCTCCAAGCGTGATATCTACCTTCTTTTACTATCGATTCAGTTTTTCTCAACTTCGGGTCATCAGCAATAAAATGACCAGTTCCATCAGTTGGATCATCATGACCACCTTCGTAACCGGCCTTACCTTTTTTCTTACCTTTTTTGTTACTGCCTTTAAATGCATGTGGTGTACTATATTCACCACCTACACTTGCAGTAGAATTTGCTTCGTCTAATTCTTGCTTGATTAATTCTCTAACAAGTTTACGAATTAAATCTTCTCTAACCCGTGACATTATGTAGTTCCTTGATGAGTTCATAGTATCTCATTAAAGCCACAACCTGTTTGTCTTTGACAATCTTACCTTTTGATAAAGAATCTGTTTGTTTAATTGCTTCTGTCAATTTAATTTTTGTTATATCATCTGTAACTCGTGGTAGAATCTTATTAAGAATTTGTTTTATTTTTTCTACTTCGGTGTTTATAAACTCTCTTAACGAGTTAGTATTAGAAATGTTATTAACATATTCTTTCAATAAATTTCGTTGCATAGAATTAAGACTTTTATACTTACCATTAAAATTATCCACCATTAACTGATAAGAAAGTAATCTTAAATCTTTATCTTCCTTTTTGAATTCAGAAATTACTTTAGAATCTGTATCTCGTGGTTTAGTTTTATTACGAGTTATATGTTCTATAATAGAAAAGGTACTATCTACCTCATCTACTGGATCAAATACAGGGGTAGTTTCTGATAAGAATTTCTTATAAATTGAAGCATAGACTTTGTAATTAGGAATTCTTGCTCTAAAAAAATCTTCCACAATATAGTTCTTTTTAATCTCCTTAATGAGATTGTACTTTTCAGTGCGGAGTTTCTTATTTTGTAACTTTTCTCTCGCCATTATTACGGCATCTACTAACTTTTCTGCCTTATGAGACGAATTATAATTTTCTTTTAACAATACCTGATATAATTGATTTTCTTTACCGAGTTGTGTTTTCTCGTTAAAGAATTTTTTTAACATCTCTACTGATTTACTCTTATCATCATTATTCATCACATCAACAGTAATCTGACGGGATAATAATTCAAAAAGTATTCCCGTATTTTTTATTTTCGAGTGCTTTACACGTTGGGCCATAATCTATGCTCCTAAATAAGTATATTTCTTCATCTATAAATATAAAAACTTCTAATAATTCATCGTTTAAGTATCACTTAAAGATGAAGATACCTCGCTTTTATATTCTTCTTCCACAGCAGTCGTTTCAACCAAGATTTTCTTCTCTTCGCGACTTACTTTTCCTAAACTTTTCTTCAATGCATCGTAATGTGCCAGTGCAATTCCATATTTTGGACTTCCACTACCACCTTTTCGTTTATCATGGGCTCCGAGTGGATCTCGACCTCTTACACTTGAATCTTTTCCGTGTTTAGGTCCTTCTCCTGGACGACCACTTCCTGGCCAACCATCATCTGGTATATTTATCTCTAATTCTTTACCAGTTCTTCCTTGTCTTGCTCCAGGTGGTTGTGCTCCAGGTACTCCTGGCATTCCACCTTCGGCTCCACCTGCGTCCATCATTGCTCCTTGTGTTCCAACTGCTTCTTCAGTCTGAACTGGATCATTTCCTTCCATTTCAATCTGAGACCATCTAAACTTCCGTTTTTGGTCTTTGATGAGTCCAAGTCTAACTTCTTTTTTCTCTTCTTCTGTAAATTTAAATACATTATCATAAATCCACTCAGTATCTGCTATTTTAGCGTCCATAAGACTTGAAGCAAGACTTTGTTTGTTGTTCCATAATTCAATTCTTTCTTCTTCATATATTGTAGATGGATTCTTCAATTCCAATTCAAAATTAACAAGTTCATCATCCGTATATCCTTGTGCATATAGATGAACTATTGCAATTTTTGTTAATTCACTAACAATAATTCTTTGAAGTCTTTCAATCGTTCTTGCAAACCGAACATCTTCTGCTGCCAATGTTGCCTTGCTACCAACTGCTTCATCGTATCCAAGAAATGCTTTTGGAATCTTTAATGCTGCCATTAACTTATTTCTTAGATATTCAATATCTTCTACTGCTTCATAAGTTAATCCCGCGAGACTATCAATTGCAGTCCCACTATCTCCACCACGAACTGGTAAGAAGAAATCCTCTGTAAGATTTTGAATGTTATACTTTAAATTGTAATCACCTGTATTTTGATCCATTACAGGTGCCTTCTTCATCTTAGTGATTATCTTTTGCATAAAGTTTTCAACTTCTGCAGGTGGTATATTACCAATGTCAATTTTGAAAACTCTCTTTTCTGGTGCTCTCATGATTCTATGAATCAACATAGCATCTTCCATAAGAGATAACTGTTTCCAAATCTTACGACCACCTTCAATCATACCTTTACCATAAGGTAAGAAATTTGAATCTGATAGTAATCTAAAATGTGCTATCTCATAGTTTTCTAATTCTTTATTTCCCCACATATTAGAACTATGTCGTGAATCACCTTCCTCGACTATAAAAGTAACCATATATGGATTCTCTGGATCTTCTCCTTCAACACGAGTAACATCATATGCTGAAAGTGGAACTACATTTGTAATACCATACTTTTCTTTGATGTCTAAATAGAGATAAAAATCTCCATATTTACATAGGTTACGAACCCAAGGCCATAAATTAAATTCTATATTCAATATATCATAAAAAAGATTATGTAAAATATCATGAATATTTTCATTATCTGAATTAATCTCCAATACCTTACCATATTCATTTTTCATTGTAGATTCATCCGAATAAATATCTAATGCACTCGATATTATAGCATCATTATCCATTTCTTCATAATCTCTAAACAGAGCCAATCGTTGTGCCTGAAAACTAATTGCCTGTGAATGGCCATATCCACCCGTTGTCAAATTAGTATGTAACCTTGACCATCTATCAACAAGACTATTTCTCTGTGCACTTTGAACTCTGTCCGTATCGGCAATTTTTAACTTTTTACCACCTGCATGTCTTACAATTACATTTGTGGAAAAAAGTCGTCTTAATCTACTTCTTAATGTTGTATCTGCCATTTTATCCTCTTATTATTTTATTAACCAAGTTAGATCTTCTTTTGTATTTCCAGTTTCCATTACCCATTCATCATTTTGATTTTCATCAGGAGTATAAACTGGTTCATAATCTAACATTTTATTTAAGACTGTTTTTTGTAAAGCGATTCCTTCTGCATTTAATCTAAGTGCAGTATCTCTTACCCACAATCCTATCGCCAAACTCATTGGAAGGTCATCATTGTATCCTTCCATAGCTTCGGCTTTGTTATTGTGCCATATAAACACAAATAATTCATCAATCAGTCTATTAGAATGAACTATGACTGATTTTTCTCTAAAATATTCTTCTAATTTTGCGATTACCAATGGTCTTGTTTTCATAGTCATACTAAATCCTGGGACCATTTGTCTATCTTTATGTCTGTATCTATTTGTTACTTGTCTTGCAACATCCACATATCGTAAATCTTTACTTGTATAAAATAGGTTATCATACTCTCTATCAATAACTTGTTGGATAGTTGCCCAACCAATACTTGAGTTCTCAATAACCAATAGTGCGTTATTAAACTCCATAGCAGTATTCATACATAAATTACCAAAATCTTTGGTAGGTATTTTTCCCTTATATTCTGC